TTCCGTTTGACCTTGACCTATTCAACAAGATCACCAATGGCGGTGTTCCAAACAAGACGCTAAACGTAATCCTCGCTGGCACTGGTGTTGGCAAGTCATTGTTTATGTGCCACCACGCTGCGAACTGCTATTCTGCTAACCTAAATGTTTTGTATATCACTTGTGAGATGGCAGAGCAAAGAATCGCAGAGCGGATTGACGCGAACCTGATGGATCTTACCATGGACGAACTTCGTCATCTACCAAAGGTCACATATGATAAGAAGTTGCAAAAAGCAACGGCAAACATCAAGAGCAAGTTGATCGTAAAAGAATATCCGACTGCGACAGCCAACGCGAATCACTTCCGACACTTACTTGAGGAGTTGAAACTAAAGAAAAACTTCACTCCCGATGTTGTGTTTATTGATTATTTGAATATTTGTGCATCGGCAAGATTCAAGATTGGTGGCAACACAAACTCTTACATGTATATCAAGTCTATCGCGGAGGAACTTCGTGGACTTGCCGTGGAGTGGGATGTGCCGATCTTTACGGCTACTCAAACAAACCGAACAGGTTTTGCGTCCAATGACTTTGGACTTGAAGATACCTCTGAGTCTTTCGGTTTGCCTGCGACTGCCGACCTAATGTTTGGTCTTATCTCCACTGAGGAGTTGGAGGAGCAAGGTAATATTATGGTAAAGCAGTTGAAGAATCGATACAACGATGTGGCGACAAATCGTAAGTTTGTGGTCGGAATAAATAGAGGAAAGATGAAGTTGTATGACGTAAGCAATACCGATCTTACGTTGATTGGATCTGGTCAAGATGGCGATGATTTAATTGACACGGCTGGTGTTGGTTTTAATGGAAATAACTTCGATGAGAAGTTTAAATCAAGTAAGAAAAAGTTTGACGAATTGAGGTTTGAAGATGTCTGAAAGAAAATATCGTAAGTATGATCCATTCAAAGATCCCCGCAACCAACTTCGTGGCATGGATCGTGAAGAGTTGGATGAGTGGCGACAATGGGCTAATGAGTGGAAGCGTTCGGGTAGCCGAAAGCAACTTCGTGAATCTGTAAATAAGTCTCGTCGCAATGACCGCCTTTCTTGATAAAAAGTTCATCAACCTAGTTTCACCTCAGATAGAACGTTTCAAGTGGCAAAGATCCACGTTGGCTAACTGTAGGTGTCCCATATGTGGTGACTCTCAGAAAAATAAAAACAAGTGTCGTGGTTACTTCTACGAGCGGGATGCTCGATATTATTACAAATGTCACAACTGTGGTGCATCGACCACTGTATCTGGGTTTCTTGAAAAAGTCAGCCCTGCTTTGCATTCAGAGTATAGACTTGAGTGGCTCAAGGAAAAGAGTGGTGCTACCCAAGACATTCGTGGCATCACGAACACAAACACTGCACAGAAACTCGCTTCAAAAGTAAATGTGCATCGTGGTAAATTGAAGCATGTTCTTAGAATCAGTGAACTTGAATCAAACCATGCCGCTCGGATTTATCTGGAAAACAGATTAATCCCCGAGAGTAAGTTTGACGATTTGTTTTACACTGATGACTTTGCCAAGGTAGCAGAGCAAGTAAACCCACAAACAGTTTTGCAACAAGAGGCAAGAATTGTAATCCCATTTTATGATGATGATAAAAATATCATCGGTGTTCAAGGGCGTTCACTAGACAGTAAGTCTTTACGCTATATTACAATTAAGGCTCCGGATCAAGAAAGATTGTTTTACAATCTACACGATATCGACACAAGCAAAAGAATCTATGTGACCGAGGGTCCGTTTGACTCAATGTTTTTACCAAACTCAGTTGCCATGGTGGGTGCATCAAAGTCGGTACACCTTCCGGATAAGTTACGTCTTCGTGATGTTGTTTTCTGCCTTGATAATGAACCACGCAGTGTTGAAATTGTAAGCATGTTGCGTGACTTGATTTCCAAGGGACAAAAAGTTTTCATACCAAGCAACTCACTCAAAGAAAAAGATATCAATGAAATGATTTTAGCGGGCAAGAGTGTTGAGAATGTAGTTGACTATATTGATGAACACACATACGGTGGGATTCTCGCTCAGGCTAATTTTGCAACGTGGAATAAAACATAAGATGGTAGATTTAAAAACAAAAATAGAATACGGATTGTATATTGTTGACCACGAAGTCTTGTATAGACAAATTGTTGAGGTAGCAACAGATTGGTTTCTGGACAAGTACCACATGCAGAATCCCGATATGACAATCAAGATTGATCTATCTGATTACAAAACATTAAACTGTTGGGGTGAATCATACAAGCAAGACGAAACCTTTTATGTTATTAGTGTAGCCACCGACCAATACCTTCGTGACTTCGTTGCAACACTTATGCACGAACTTGTTCACGTTTGGCAGTGGGAGCGTGGTGAGTGGGAGGATGATGGTGAAAGAGAAGCCGAGGACAAACAGTATGAACTCACAGATGAGTTTTGGAAAGAAGGTTTGATCCGATGATCAAAAAAGTTTTGTGGTGGATCTTGTGTCTAGGAAAATGTGGAGTAAGAACTAAATGAATGTATTAGGTGATGGTAAAGTTGATCTGATTGATTACATGGGGTCTGATCTGACAGTGGTGAACTCTGCAAGAGTTTCATTCAACAAAGAAGCAGAGTGGGGTATAGACCGCGAAGCAATCGAAAGATTCAAAGAATCCGGCACACATTATACACCTGACATGGTGCAAAAGTTGTCTGACAAAGATGTGAAGTTGATTCGGTATCTTGCCAAGCACAAGCACTGGACTCCATTCTCCCACCCACAGATTACTCTTCGTGTCAAGGCTCCCGTGTCCATTCGCACGCAGTTGTTCAAGCACAAGGTCGGACTTACTGAAAACGAAGTGTCTCGTCGTTATGTAAAAGATGAACCAACTTTTTATATGCCGCACTGGAGAACACAACCAATCGGAGGAGCGAAGCAAGGCAGTGAAGACTTTTTGAGCGACAAAGAGAAAATTACATTTTACAATGAACAAATGCAAAATCTTTGCAGATATTCTTTTGACTTGTATAGAGAACTTATAGATAATGGCATCGCTCCTGAGCAAGCACGCTTCGCTTTACCGCAAGCAATGTTCACAGAGTGGTATTGGACGGGGAGTCTTGCGGCGTTCGCAAGAGTTTGCAATCTCCGTCTAGACGAACACGCTCAATGGGAAGTGAGACAATACGCAAAGGCAATTGATTCAATTGTCTCACCACTGTTCCCAGCGAGTTGGAAATATCTTTGCCCAAGAGAGGAAAACACATGAGCCTACCAACACTGTATCAAGACTTTATTCACCTCTCCCGTTACTCAAGATGGTTACCAGAAGAAAACCGTCGTGAGACATGGGAGCAAACTGTACGCCGCTACTTTGATTTCTTTGAAAATCATTTGAATGAAAAACATGGCTATCGAGTTTCAAAAGGTGAACGTAAAGAACTTGAAGACGCAGTGATAAATCTTGAGATCATGCCATCGATGCGTGCATTGATGACCGCTGGTGAAGCATTGAAGCGTGACAATGTTGCAGGATATAATTGCTCGTTTGTTGCCGTGAATCGCCTGCGTGCCTTCGACGAGATTCTTTATGTTCTGATGTGTGGCACTGGTGTTGGCTTTTCGGTCGAGCGTAGAGAAGTTGACCAACTTCCGATTATTGAGGAAGAGTTTCATGAAACTGAAACCACAATCATTGTTGCAGACTCTAAGATTGGTTGGGCAAAAGCATACAAAGAACTCGTTTCACTTTTGGCAAACGGTCAAATTCCAACTTGGGATGTGAGCAAAGTCCGTGAGGCTGGAGCAAGACTTAAAACTTTTGGTGGTCGTGCATCGGGTCCAGAGCCATTGGTTGAACTTTTCGAATTTACAATTGAAACTTTTAAGAAAGCAGCAGGTCGCAGATTGACCTCGGCAGAGTGTCACGACATTGTTTGTAAAGTTGCAGAAATCGTCGTGGTCGGTGGCGTTCGTCGTTCGGCATTGATTTCACTTTCATCTTTGCAGGATGACAGAATGCGTGATGCCAAGTCTGGACAATGGTGGGTGACCAATCCGCAGCGTGCTTTGGCAAACAACTCCGCAGTCTATGATGGTCCGGTGGAACCCGGACAATTTATGGAAGAATGGCTGGCTCTCTACAAGTCTAAGAGCGGCGAGAGAGGCATCTTCAATCGTGTCGCAGCCCGAAAGGGTATTGAGCGTAACACGCAGCACAGAGGCTCTGAAGACCGTCAACGGGAAGTTGATCATAACTTCGGAACCAACCCATGCTCCGAGATCATTCTTCGTGATTGTGAGTTTTGTAATCTTACAGAAATGGTCATTAGAGCAGATGACACACGCGAGTCGCTCATGCGAAAGGCTCGGCTGGCTTCAATCCTCGGAACTTGGCAATCTACTCTGACAGATTTCAGATATCTTTCATCTTCATGGAAAAAGAATTGTGAAGATGAAAGATTGCTCGGCGTTTCCATGACTGGCATCATGGACTGTGAACTCACCAATGGCAAAGAGGCAGGACTTGAAACTTTACTTTATGATTTGAGACAAGAAACTGTAAAGATTAATAAAAAGTTTGCTAAAAATATTGGTGTCGAGCAGTCTGTAGCAATCACTTGCGTCAAGCCATCCGGCACAGTTTCTCAACTGGTCGATGCAGCGTCCGGCATTCACGCCCGACATAACCCATACTACATTCGCACGGTGCGAGCAGATAATAAAGATCCGCTTTGCACTTTCATGAAAGATAAAGGTTTCCCACACGAGGCGTGTGTGATGAAACCGGACAATGTTACTGTTTTCTCTTTCCCAATCAAGGCTCCAGAAAATTCAGTTTTTAGAACTGATCTTTCTGCGGAAGAACAACTTGACTTGTGGTTGACATATCAGTACCATTGGTGTGAACATAAGCCATCGGTCACCATCTCAGTCAAAGAAGAAGAGTGGGTTGGTGTCGGTGCTTGGGTTTGGAATCATCTAGATAGTATCTCAGGGATTTCATTCCTACCATTTAGTGATCACACTTATAGGCAGGCTCCATATCAAGATTGTACGGAGGAAGAGTACGAGGAAATGGTTTCCAAACTGCCAAGTGAGATCGATTGGTCTGAACTTGCAAACTATGAAGTTGAAGACCAGACATCCGGCACACAAACGTTTGCGTGTTCGGGTGACAATTGCGAAGTCGTAGATTTGACTTCGTGATAGCCAACATAAGGAGAAATTATATGGCTACTAAAACCCCTAACGAATGCCCCGTACCCGGTGGCTGTGATTGCGTGGGCAAGGCGATGTGTCGTATTGGCATCAATCGTTCTTTGCTCATCACTTTGGCACTTGTTCCATACGCTTGGAATGGTGTGCTTTGGTTCGCTGATGCGATCCGTTCACTCTTCGACCTCGCTTCGGGAGTCGGAGGCTAAAATGGGTTTCACAACCGTATTGTGTCTTTCTGCCATTGCCGCAGCAGGAGATATTGAGTTTAGCGGCGTAGGTCAAACTGTAGTGACCTCCATCGATGGTGTCGAGACTTTGGATACTCGTCTGGTGCTTGGTGCATACGGCGAGTCCGAAGGTGCTGTCTATGGTTTCGCTTTTGAAACCAACGACAACCTTAGCGACACCACTCTTTGGGAAGCATACGTTGGTGCAGATCTCGGTGGTCTTGATGTCACCGTTGGTCGCTTCCAGCGAAACTTTAGTGCTGAACTCGCAATGTCCGAATACACTTATGGAATTGGTCTGACCAACTCCAGCGTGTTCGGGCTGAACGGCGTTGTCGTTGACGGCGTATCGTTCGGAGGAAACGTCGGTGACGCTTCCTTCTCTTTTGACATCGTTGGAGATGATGTTTTTGGTGACACCGTGACTTACGGTGGTCGTGTTGAACTCGGAGCCTTGGGCTTGGGCTTCATCGGAGAGGAACTGGACGTTTGGACAGTCGATCTTTCCGGTGATGATGGTTTCATCTCATACACTGATGACAACGGCGATTGGACTGCCGTTGCTCAAGGTGCTATTTTCACTGTGGATGATACTTGGACTGGCTACGGTCGGGTCGAGTATGACCACCTTGATGAAACGACGTTCGCCGTTGGCGGCGTGTGTGAATTTCAAGAGGGCGTTTCTGCTCTGGTAGAGTATGATGATCGGGACGAAGGAATTCGTGCCGGTTTGAGATTTACTTTTTGATTCATAACACACAATCTTGATGAAGACACCCCGCTCCGGCGGGGTGTTTTTTTTATACGACTTAATAAAACTATAACACAATGCACACTCATCCATAACCGTTTGTGCAATAAGTAATTGGTATTTGGAGGCGAATACATGATTGCATATCTTACGCTTATCATCGCTCTTGCAGTAAACATTGATGTCACAGAGGACATCGCAACATCAACAACTTGGACTGCTGACAATACTTACAATCTAACAAAACAAATCTATGTGTTGCCGGGAGCAACGCTCACCATTGAAGCAGGAACAGTGATTGCTTCCGAAGCATCTGCGAATGGTGCAGGTGGTTTATGTGTGACGAACGGCGCACAAATCTTTGTAAACGGAGAGCGACACGCACCAGTCGTGATGACCTCTTCGCTTGACGATGGAACTTGGAGAGCGTCCGCAAACGAGTGGGGTAATCTTACACTTTGCGGTGATGCTTTCATCGGCTTTGACGGGACGACTAACTCCGGTGGATTCCCGAACAACACTCTGACTCCGAGTGCATCCAACCAAGCGAATATGGAAGGACTTGTTGAGACGGCAGGCGACCCATCTCTAAATAATTATGGTGGTGGTGATGACGATTATGATGCAGGTAATTTATCTTATCTTTCTATTCGCTATGCGGGTAGAGTTGTCGGACTTTCTAACGAACTCAATGGTCTGTCTCTTGGTGCTATTGGTCGGAATACGAAAATTCACCACATTGAAGTAATGAACAATGTCGATGACGGCATTGAAATCTGGGGCGGAACGGTTGACCTCAAGTATGTTTCCATTTGGAATGTCGGCGATGACTCGTTTGACGTTGACCAAGGCTGGAGAGGTCGTGCGCAGTTTGGTCTAATTGTGCAAGGCTACTCTCGTAATGCTTCACAAGGTTCTGGACTCGGTGACAATATCTTTGAGTTTGATGGTGCAGAAAACTCTGACGCTCAACCAAGAACCCGTGCTGCAATTTATAACTTTACCACGATTGCGAACACTGAATCTGGCGACGGCACGACCACTTGGAGAGACAACGCATCGGTTCAATTCCGAAACAATATCTTTATCGGTAAGGGAGACAAACTTGTTCGTGCTGACGGGGATGACGGAGACGGCTCTTCGGGATATGGTCATAACGGGACTCTGACGCTCGCTGAACGCTTTGAGGCTGACGCAGTAGGGTCGGACGGGATCGCCTACATCGACCCTGTGAACGCTGGTGCTTCGTCTATGATGAACAGCCTGTATCAAGCACAAACCGATGGTAAACTTGCAGAATTGTCAAACAATATCATCTCTGGTTTTGGTGATATTTCCGATGACCCATACTACGACATCGTGCCTGCGTCAATGCGTGCGACAAATGTTGAAATCGCAGAACTTCCGATTAGATTGTTGCAACGAGGACCGAGTGTGAACGTTGGTGGTAAGAGTGTGAATCCTGTTGTGTTAATTGACCCGACACCGATTGACTCTGCGATTATTACGACACCTGCTCCTGCACCTGCAAATGGTTTCTACTCTCCCGTGTCTTATCGTGGTGGTTTTGCTCCCGACGAAAACTGGTTGGCTGGTTGGAGTGCCGCTGATGAGTTTGGTTTCTTGTTTGGAACAAGTAGCGGCGACTGTGGGACTTGCCAAGGTGATGCTGATGGAAACGGTAAAGTTGAGTTTTGGGATTTAGTGGAGGTTCTTGCAAATTGGGGATGCGAAGGCTAATCAGAACATTTGTTGCTCCTTTGAGAATAACACCTAAATAGAGCATGGACGTATCAAAGTTTCCAAAGTTTCTTCGTGACCGCATCAAGAATAAAGGTCTTGGTGACGTTGTAAAAGAAAGTATTGAAACTTTGACATACGGTAGAGTTTCTCCGTGTGCGGGCTGTAAGCACCGGCAGGAGATTCTAAACGCTCTTCTTAGATTCAAGGAGTTGAATGATGCCGAGGCAAAACTTGAAGAAAAAGATGATAGTAGCGGGGATTGATTACTCGCTAAACGGACCATGTGTTTGTGTTTATCAAGGTGATGGTAATTTTGACTACAAACAATGTTCGTTCTACTTTTTGACAAACGTGAAAAGATTGGCAGAGGTTTACTCATATCGCTACTATGGTGAACTATTCAATGAATATGATCACGACTGTCAAAGATACAATTCAATCTCTGACTGGGCGGTTGATAAAGTTTTGGGCTGCGACTACGTTGGTCTTGAAGGTTACGCATACGGGGCATCGGGGCGTGCCACATTTCAGATTGCAGAGAACTGCGGGTTGTTGAAATATAAACTTTGGGAGGCAGGTATCACTGTTGACGTTATACCACCCACTAAAGTAAAGAAACACGCAACTGGTAAAGGTAATGCTGATAAGCGTAAAATGGTAGATGCGTTCGAACTCGACACTGGAGTAAATCTACAGAAACTCATAACGCCAAAACGGGCGAACATAGGCTCACCCGTTTCGGACATCGCTGATGCGTTTTATATTTGTAAGGCTGCTACCGAGGCTTACGAAAAAATTCAAACCAGATAAAAAACCCCACCGCTAGTATACTAAGTAGTACCAGTGTGGGGCTAAGGGTTTTTTTGAGGATTCGATCTCCTGAAGAGTCTGGTATCCCAAAGCATCACCAGCACCGATTGTGGTTCTGACTGGTTCAGATGCCGAATCTAAAGTGTGAATGATTTGTGGCTGACCGTCGATGCCAATGTCAACAAAAGGTTGCTTGACACTTTTTACGCTTGCACATCCCGCTAACATCATAATCAAAAGATATCTCATCGGGGGACTCTCTCCTTTGGTGTCTCCGTTCGCTGCATATGCTCACGAAGTTTTTTACGTCTTTCTCTTTTTTCAAGGAGCATTGGCTTTTTTGATTCCTCAATAAATTCCTCGTGAATTGTACGTTCGCATTCCATCACACCGAATTTGAAACCACCAATAACGCCGATTACCAAGCCTAAGAAAAAGGTACAGATTCTTTTTAGAATCACACAATCACATTTACATTCTGACATTTATTTTCCTCTCACGGCAGTGCCGAAGTAGAATCCTACAATAGTAACAAGGATTTGTCTATTCTCTTCTGTGTATAAATATCCCTCTACCGGAGTATATGTTCTAACATTGTCAGTGCCGAACAGACCGAGCAAGTCCCAAGACTTGTAGACGGTCATCTCATGCTCGACCACGGTGGTGATGCCGTCGCTGTAGGCGATGATGAACGGTGCGATGATCGTGCCAAACATAATACAAAGCACAATAAACCGGCGAACCAGTTTTCCTGCGTCGATTGAGACACGACTCACGGCAGCATCAGCATGTTCATTTTCTTTTTCTGCTTGACCCATCGCCATCTTGAATCTCTCTTGATCCTGTGCGCGTCGTTCAGCCATTGCCTTGAACAAGAAACCAGTCGCAGAGCCAGTTAGCAGTGATAAAAAGTCAGGTGATAAAAATTCCATTATTTTGCCTTTCCTTTAAAGTTTTTTTGAATCGTTTGCTCATGATGATTTCTCTGTGGTTTTGATCGATTGTGCTTAAGTCGATTGTCAGAGTTTCTTCGTCTGAGCATCGCCCGCTCTCCAGTTTCAGTATTCTGTATAACGACCGGACTTTTACTATTTCGCAAAGAATATTTTCTGATTGTGTCTACAACTTCCTCGTCACCCTCTTCTTGAATGTACGAGTTCCAACTTTCGTATTTGACCCGACCCACACTCATTCTTTCAAACATTGACGGCGAAACGTCAAAAATTCTACCTTTGAACTTTTTAAGTTCTTTTTTGTTTTTCTTGAAAAGAGGCATGTTCCTTCCGGATACCCTATCAAAAGAACCTGAAGTATCAGTATAAACAGCATCAACTCCGGAGGAGTTTGCGATTGCCTCTTCGTAAATCAGTTTGTATCCTGCTTTGATATATTCATCCATTTGGTCTTTGCTAACAATAAGCAACATTCCCCTTGGCTTACTGTAAACGATTATTTGGTTAGATTTTTTCTGTGATCTAAGAGTTGAAAGAGTTTGTCTAAGTTCAACAGGAAGAGATCTAATCAGGTCAATCGTTTCGGGAGATTGCACAAAGTAATTGCCACTGGTAGAATACATCGGATAATTTGAATCAGTGCTGTAAGCCTCTTCGTCAATAAACGCGGACTCTTTCACATACTCATCAAAACTTTCCTCAACGCTTTCAACGGGGTTGTCTTTATTGATATTATCAAGTGTTTTGCTCAACAAGTTTTGATCAACAGGCTGACTACCTAACAACTGTAGTTTGTGAAGGCGGCTGATAATTTTATTAAAGTTAGGCATCGATACTCCTTAGTGTTTTCACAATAGTCGGATCACAAGGAATGCTTTCGATGTCAATACCATCAAACTTCTTTTCCGGGCAATAGTTTAGAAACACTAAAAAAGTCTTAAGCGTTGGGTAATGTTTCTCATCACATCGATTAAAAAGCATTCTTGTTGTCGGCTCATTCCCAAACACATTATAAAGAGTAATCACATGATTCAATATTAGTCGTTCACGCAAAGTTCCAGTTGATTCATAACGATTAAAAAGACGTTTGATATATTTGAACTTATTAAAGTCTTCCTCAAACTCTTCAATACCAGTGCATGAGGGGTTCACATAATTGTTCATGGCGTAGGCGACGATATTAGAATCGTCTAATCTCAAAAAGTTCATTTTTATTACATCATAAATGTTGCGGTGATTCTATATCCAGATCCCGAGGGCATGAACATGAAAGAAAGTTTTCCTGATGGGAGTTCTTGTTCTTGCTTAACATCTCCCTCTGCACCAATCTCTCCACTAGCGACGATATCAGAGGCAGGTGGTTCCTCACCAATAACTCTGTCCATATACATCAAGGGTGTTTCATAAACTTCACCGCTTGTTGCAGCGTTTCTGATCGCGGCGGCATCGATTTCAAAATTAAGTCCTGTAAGATTCAATGCTGATCTGCCCCGAGTGAGTGCAGCAACGGGATCAAGTTTTGTGCCAGCCATCTCAGTGTTTAATCCACCAAGAATCTCGGACATATTACTTTTGTCAGCATACACTTTTCTAGAACCGTTTGCGAAAGATGCAAGATTAGTGCCAGCGATATCACCCACGTTGGTGGAGTCTGAACCAGTGTATGTGGTTGGACCGCTGTAGTATTCTTCGTTGACAGTTTGTCTGATTTCCTTGAAAGACTTCATCTCTACTCCTTGGTATTACTTGTTAAGATGCTTTTGAACCTCGTTTGCAAAAGCAGCAACATTAGCATTGGTAGCCTGATCATTTGTGTGCTTTTGCATATGTTGTGTGATGATTTTGTTTTTGTCTGAAAGAGTCACTGCATTTTGTTTGACATCATTAGCAGCATCAGAGATATGCTGTGGGGTGATATCAGTAGGTAATTCAACCTGCATTTTATTCTGATTCAAAATACCTTTCACAGTATCAGTAACAGATCTCAAACTATCATTATTATTAAATGGTCCCATTCCCATTCCACTCATAGTAAATCTCCTTTGAAGTATGTATCTGCGATTTCATTTACCTGTCCCGGTGTCAATCGCTTTCTCTTTTTAGTTAGTGCTGTAGTGCCTTCGAGATCACTAGAGGTATACTCTTCAAGTCTTTCTGTTTTGATGTATGTCTTCGCAGAATCAACAACAATATGAAATTGTTTCATGAAAGGCACACCCATAAGCACGGGCGTGGATTTTGTCCTTCTGTCATCAAGAGTAAACAAAGTTTTAGGATATTTGATTCCCATGAACTCCATATCAAGTTCAATCACTGGTCGCTTTTCACGAATTGTTCCTATCGCACCTTGTTCAATATTCAAGATTCGTTTTACATCATTCGTAAAGGTTTTACCACCATGAACCCAAGTGACCGTGCCATTTGACATATCGTAGGAGTCCGCATGAACTACATTATGTGCAGTATTGCCGGTGTCAAACTTTGCAACTAATTTACCTATACCATCAACTTCAACGATTTCTCTTCTTCCAACCGTTGTGGGAGGATATTGCCAATTTTCTTTGTCAAGGATTTCATCAACAAACTCACCGATGATGTTTTTTCGAAGTGCTTCCTCAACGTTCTTTGAGCCGGGTGAAGTATTCACTTCCAACACGAAAGGCTTTCTACTTCTTTTTTGTATTGCGATATCAACACCACAATAGTAACAACCCATAGCCTTCGCCGAACTGATAGCCATCTCTTTAATTTCATCAGAAATGTCTGCCTCGTTTACATTTGCACCCAAAGATGCATTGCTACGGAAGTCGTTCTTGACCTTTTCTCTATTCATCGCCCCGATGACTCGACCGTTCAAAACCAAAACTCTAATGTCGCCGTTGAGCGGAAGAAACTGTTGAATCAGCAACTCTTCATCGGCGTTGCTTTCAAAGAATGCTGAAACTGTAGACTTAAGAGATATTTCACTGTCAATGATAAACACGCCCTTGCCACCAGCACCGGATACTGTCTTCAGGACAACAGGAAACTTGCCTCCGACCTCTTCGTGTGCAGCCAAAGCGAGATCGGGATCAGTAATGATGCTAGTTTTAGGCGTTGCGATACCTGCCTCATCGAGCATGATAGACGTTCTAAATTTATCATGACAGGCTTCAATCGCATCAACAGAGTTTACAATAAAGAAACCCGCACTTTGCAATTGAGAAATATTGTCAAGTGTTCTATTTTGTTTACCCACAACTCGAACCACAATCACAGTATCGAATCGATTCGCTGTGAACTCTTCTTTATTCTTGTTGCGGATAGTAAAGTTTCCGTTGCTCTCTTTAATAACTCTGGCAGCAGGAGCCTCGGCGACGAAAACTTGATTACCTTTTTTATCACATTCCTCAACAATACGCTTTGCTGTTCCCTCATCGCCGTCATTCGTAAAAATCACCACGCGAGTTTTTGTCTTGGGCATTTGTGATTCTTCAACAATATCACCACCTCGCACACCCATTCCTTTACGAACAGCATCAAAAAGTTTTCGTGAAAGTGTATCATTTGTGGTAGACGGAACACCAAGTTTAAAGTTTCTCAAGTTCCCTTCAGCGGCGGCGGCTCTCATCTTTGAAGCAGACATGCCGCTAACATCCTTGGCATCGGGATCACGCTGTCCGGCACTCACAACATCAAATGTATCTAAATCGAATGACTTGTCTGGATCTGGATGATTGACGTAGGGTCTGACGGTTCTCTCAAACTCATCAGTTCTATCTCCACCGACAACAACGGTAACGTCTTTATAGCCCTCGTCGGCTAGATACCCGATAGCCTCAAAGATTGTGCGTATCGCAGGATTATAAATAACATTAGCATTCTTAAAGAATGCGTTCATAAATTTGTTTTTAGTTTTCGAGTCGAGCGGGTTCTTTCGCTTATCTTGAGAATGACTGGCGAATACGAAGTTGTCGGCTCTCCGCTTCTTTGCTTCTCCGACAACCTTAGAAATCAAAAGTTCGTGTCCCGAAGTGGGCGGATTGAAACGCCCAAATGTAAGAACTGCTTTTTTGTTTGAGCGTTCCTCACTGAGTCCATGACGATCCACTCCGATATTATTCGGTTTCATAGTTGATCACCTCCCCGGCTAGTTAGGAACATCCCCCACTTCGGGACAGAACAATTACTTGTTCCAAGGCAAGTATGACCTTGCCCATTCCCAAAGTGGTTTACCAATCAAAGCACCAAGTGTAAACGTGATGAGTGTGTGAGCAATAAATCCGTAAGTCGTAGTTACAAAATCCATAAGAATCTCCTTTGATTGGTTACTTTATTTAGTCAGACTTCTTCTTCGAAGTTTTCTTCGAAATTTTCTTTTTAACCTTTTTCTTAACTTCCTCTACAACCTTCTCGACCACAGGCTCAGGACCGTAGCCAAATTTACGAAGCATCTTTCTTCCGTAAGCGTTGGTGCATTTTGAGTAGTTACCGATAAATTTTCTATATTCCTTTGGCAGTCTCATTTGGTTTTTCTCCTAGTTGCCTTTTTCTTTGGTTGCGGTTTGGGTGCTGGTTTAGTTTCCTCAACAAACCAGCAAAGACCTCGCCAGATAAGTTTGAATGCGTTTCCCACTCTCACAGTAAAACTCCATACTCCTGCGGCAATTGTTAAAAGTGCCGCCCTAAGATCATCTTGAAATTTTTCTTCAAATCTTCTACCATCACCTTTTTTCATTTTGTCCAATCCTTTGATACTGTAAAGTTTGCACGGGAGAACTCCATTCGATCAACAAGTTTCACGGCTTTACCTGTGCTATCAATTGCCACAAATCCTTCGGGATCGGTGACTTTATATCCATCATCAGTTCTAATGAATGACGGCATTGTATTTAGTGCTTGAAGTTTTCCTAAGATGATACCCTTTGCCCTTGCGAGATAGTTGTGTGCAGTGAAAATTTGATCAAGTCCACGGCTAATTTTTTTGAGGTAAGCCATATTCTGTCTCTCTTCTTCTTTTACTCGCTCTTGTGCTTTTGCTGTTTTTAAAGATGTGATCTTAGTTGCAAATCTTCCTTTAACAAAAGCAGCCAAACCTTTCACATCACCTTTGTCGATGCCAGCACGAACGTTTGCGTTCAAGTAAATCTTGATGATGTCTTTCATCGGAGACTTTACAATATCATCAATAAGTCTTTTATTTGATTTAGTGATTCTCTCAGTGCCTTTGATCAAGCCCCGAAGTGTCTCTGTATCCTTTGCGGTGAGTGTTGCCCTACCTGATAAATCACGATAAGAGGCATCTTGAAACCAAACATCATTTGTTTTTCTCAGCCCAGAGACATCAGCACCAAAAGATGCTTTGAGATCTGCAATAGTGTCCCCTGTGTAGGTTGTATGAAAAACAATGCCAAGTTTGGCTCTATCAACCACGTTTGCAAGATCCGAATCAGATGGCACTGCATAGGTAATCGTGTTTGGGGTGAACGCTCTGTAAGACTTACCATCGATGTTTGTCGTTGAAACATCGTCAGTAAAAAGCATGTCTCCTTGCAGCACACCTTTGATGTTTAGTTTTGAAAGTTGACTAAGTGCAATCTTTAGTTTATCGACAAGACCGCCTGAGTGATTTGCTTCGATATCTTCATCGGTGTAGTTAATCTTTGGTGTTTTGTTGAACAGTGACTTCGTTG